GATGTCATGATGTCCGCCGCCGAGCGCCGGGCGGCCGAGAACCGGCTGCACCAATGGCAGGCGCGCCGGTGGGCGTTGCCCATCTGGCCGGACGCGCGACCACTGAGCGCATCCATTGCGCCCGGCGCCACGGCTGTGCCATGCGACACAGCGACGCGTGACTTCCAAGTCGGCGGCATCCTGGCGGTGGTGCTGAACACGAGGAGCTACGAGGTGCTGCAGGTGGAGTCGCTCGCCGTCGACTCGATAGGCCTCGCCGCGCCGGTCGCCGGGTCTTGGCCGGCCGGATCCGCCATCGTGGTTCCGCTTCGCGCGGCCCGGATGACCGATCGCGTGGATCTGTCGCGCTTCACCGGCGCGCACTCCTACGGACGATTCAGATTCGAGATCGACGAGCCCTGCGATTGGCCGGCCGCTGTCGAGAGCACCTACCGCGGCATCCCCGTGCTCGCTCAGGCGCCGAACTGGACGGAGGACGTGCAGCAGGGCTACGAGCGATTCCTGGCCCGGCTTGACCCGGGCATGGGCCTCACCTACGTCGATGACGAGGCCGGAGGCCCGCACCTGATGCAGTCGCATCGATGGCTGCTGGACGGGCGCACGCAAGCCGACGCCTTCCGCCGGTGGCTGTATGCGCGCCGCGGTCGCCTGGCCGCATTCTGGCTGCCGACGTTCGCCGAGGACTTCGTGGTCGCCGCTTCCATCGGTGCGTCTGCACTCACCATCGACGTCGAGCACTGCGACTACACGCAGGCGATCGGCCAGGCAGTCGGGCGGCGCGACATCCGCATTCGGCTGACGACCGGCCAGACGTTCTACCGGCGCATCACCGGCAGCACGGTGGTGTCTTCGGCCGTCGAGCGGCTGTCGATCGATGCCGCGCTGGGCGTGCTCGTCTCGCCGGCGCAAGTGGAGAGCGTCAGCTACATGGCCGCGGCCCGCCTGGATTCGGACGCCGTCGAGATCGCCTGGACATCCGGCGCATTGGCAGAATCTCGCCTCATGACGAGGGTGCCGCGCAATGACCTATGACGCCCGCGAGCGCAGCGCGCAGGATGGCCAGCCGATCGAGCTGTACACCTTCGCGCGCGACACGCTGCGCTGGAGATACACCAGCGCCGACCGGCAGGTGACAGCCGCCAGCGCCACATTCGCGCCGTCGCCGATCGCCCGCTCGCGCATAGAGTCGTCCCAGCAGCTGTCGCGCGCCACGATCACGATCACGGCACCGCGCGAGCTTGAGATCGCCGAGATGCACCGCGTCGTCGCGCCGTCGACGCCGATCACCGTGCTTGTGCAGCAGATCCATGCGGGCGATTCCGAGGTGGCGACGATCTGGTCTGGCCGCGTGGTGGCGGTGGACTTCGCCGGCCCGGAGGCGCGCATCACCTGCGAGCCTATCGTCACCAGCATCAAGCGCCTGGGCTTGCGGCGGGTGTACCAGCGCAGTTGCCCTCATGTGCTGTACGGATCGGCATGCAGCGTCAGCCGAACCGCATACCAAGCGGCGGGGACAGTCGCGTCTGTGAGCGGCCTGCAAGTCAATGTGGCCGCGGCGGCGGCACAGCCAGACGGCTACTTCGCTGGAGGCTACCTGCAGTTCGAGCTGGCACCGTCGATCTTCGAGCGCCGCTTCATCAGCGGCCACGTGGGCGATGCGCTCACGGTGGCTGCGCTTCCGCAGGGTCTGGCCGCCGGGACCACGGTGACGCTGTTCCCGGGATGCGACCACACGCTCGCGACGTGCTCGGGCAAGTTCTCGAACACAGCCAACTACGGCGGCTTCCCGTTCATGCCGACCAAGAATCCCTTCGGCGGCGATCCGATCTATTGAGGGCAGAGCATGGGATGGGAATTCGTCGCGTACCTGCTTGTCGCCGCGGTAGTCAGCTATGCGCTGGCGCCCAAGCCCCCGCAGCAGCCGCCGCCGTCTGTGGAGGACGTTGATGCGCCTACCGCCGAGGAGGGGAGACCGCTCGGCGTGATCTTCGGAGAGGTCTGGATCACCGGCCCAAACGTGGTGTGGTACGGCGATCTGAGAACGACGCCGATCAGGCGCAAGGGCGGAAAGAAGTGAGCGAGCCGGTCGTGCTGCTTCGGCACTGCGTCGGCGTAGACGGGCAGCCGTACTGCGCGCGCGGCCTGCGCGAGTTCATGCGACGGCACGGCATGGACGTGCGCGTTCTGGCCCGCCAGGGATACCCGGCGAGCGTGATCGAGGCGACAGGCGATGCGATGGCGCAGCGCGCGGCGGGCAACGCGCGCGCGGAGCACGAGACAGCGAGGGCCGAATGAGCGGGGGCAGCAAGACGCAGACCGTAGGGTGGCGCTACTACATGGGGCTCCACATGGGGCTGTGCCACGGGCCTGTCGATGCCATCACCGAGATCCGGGTCGGCGACCGCACGGCATGGACAGGGGAGCAGACGGCTTCCGGCGCGATCGCCATCGATGCGCCAGACCTGTTCGGCGGCGAGGAGCGCGAGGGCGGCGTGCAGGGAACGCTCGACGTGATGATGGGCGAGCCGTCACAGGCGCCGAACAGCTATCTGGTGTCGAAGCTCGGCGCGCTCGTGCCGGCGTTCCGCGGCCTACTGAGCACCGTCTTCAGGCAGGGTTACGTGGGCGCCAACAACCCTTACGTCAAGCCATGGGCGTTCAAGACGAGGCGCATCCTGCAGGGGTGGCATGGAGGATCGGCGTGGTATCCGGCAAAGGCGGCGATCGTGCTGGCGGCTCAGTCCTCGAGCGTGCAAAGCCAGGCCGCCTTCGCCATCTTCGCTGGCGCAGACGAGAACAACGCGTTCCCGTACCTGTACACCATGCCCAGCTACCAGCCAACTGCGGCCACGGTGACAGAAGACGTCGCGTCGTTCGCGCCCTACGGCGTCGACGGCAACAACAGGGCCGCCATCCTTGATTCGTCGCCAAGCTTCGACTTCGCGCAGGGCGAGGACTTCGCGATCGAGTTCGAGGTGAACGCCGCTGGCAGTAACGGCGGAATTGGATCTCAGCCCGCGAACTTTCTCTTCTGCCGAACGGAGGTCAACTCCACGACGGGAACCGGCAACTACACGATGCTTCGGAAGTGGTCGTTCTCGGAAAACAGCAGCATCGTCAGCTTCTCTGCGCCGGATATTGCCGGCTTGGTCAGTTGTCCCGCAACGTTCGGGGCGTGGACAAGCTACCGCGTCGAGCGCAGCGGGACCACGCTGCGCATGTACAAGAACGGAGCGCTCGTAGGATCCAACACCTGCACGGCTGGCGCGATTTCTGGACCGTGCCGTATCGGCATCAATGGCCCCTATCAGTATGGCGTCGGACCAATCCCGAACACTTGGGGCGCGCAAGTCGGAGTCACGAGTTACCGCAATCTGCGCATCTTCAAGGGCTCGATCACGCCGCCGATCATCGGCATGAACCCTGCGCATATCGTCTACCAGTGCCTGACCGATCCAGAGTGGGGCATGGGCTACAGCGCGAGCATCATCGACGATGTGAGCTTCAGGGCCGCGGCGGATACCTTCTTTGACGAGGGTATGGGGCTGTGCCTGCATTGGGCGAGGCAGGAGCAGATCGAGGCGTTCCTGCAGGTGGTTCTCGACCACGCCGGCGCGCAGCTGGTGCAGGACAGGCGCACCGGCCTGTTCAAGCTCACGCCGATCCGCGCGAACTACAGCCTCGCATCGCTGCCGGTGTACGACGAAAGCTTCGTTCGGTCTGTCGATACCTACCAGCGACCGGGGCTTGCCGGCGCCGTCAATGCGATCACCGTCAAATTCAACGACGTGGCGACAGGCCGCCGCGGCAGCGTGACGGTGCACAACCTGGCCAACATCGCCGCCCAGGAGGAGACAGCCGCGCAGGCCAAGGCTTACCCCGGCCTGCCGACGGCCGCGCTGGCGCTGCGGGTGGCCATGCGGGATCTGCAGGCGGCTTCCACGCCGCTGGCGAAGGTTCGGATGCGCGTCAATCGCACGGCCTACGCTGCGCTGCCCGGAGACGTGATTCGCCTGACTTGGCCGAAGCTCGGGATCGCCGATCTGGTGCTTCGGGTGCTCCGCGTGGACATCGGGCAGCTGACGGACGGCCTGATCGAGATCGAGGCAGGCGAGGACGTGTTCGGGCTGCCGGCCGCCACCTACGGGGCTCAACAGCCTTCCGGCTGGGTTCCGCCGAACCAGACGCCGCGGCCGATGGCGGCGCGTCTGGCGCGTGAGGCCACGTACTACGAGGTTCAGCGCGGCCTGTCGCCAGCCGACCTGGCCGCGCTGCCTTCCGATGCCGGCTACGTCGTCGCCGCCGGCGTTCGGGGCGGGCCGGACGCGATCGACTACAGCATGAGGACGAGGACCGGCAGCGGCGCTTTCTCCGAGGCCGCGCGCGGCGCTTTCGTGCCATCGGGTCTTCTTTCTGCGGCGCTCACGCCAGGCGCGGCGGCCGCCACGCTGACGGGCGTCGTGGACGGCGATCTCATCGCTGCAGGCGCCTACGCGCAGATCGGCCCCGAGATCGTGCGCGTGGACTCGTTCGATGCTGGCACAGGCGCGATCGCGTTCGGCAGGGGGGTCATGGGCACGGTGGCCAGGCAGCACGCCAGCGGCACGCGGGCGTTCTTCTTGGGCGACTTGATCGCTGACGACGAGACGCAGCGGCTCGACGGCGAGGCGGTCGACGTCAAGCTGCTTACGCGCACAAGCCTGGGCGAGCTCGCCGAGGGCAGCGCGCCAACCGATTCCGTTGTCATCGATTCGCTCGCCGCCAGGCCATATCCGCCGGGCCGCGTTCGCATCAACGGGGCCGCCTACCCGGCCACGGCGCTTGCACCGATCACGATCGCGTGGTCGCATCGGAACCGGCTGCAGCAGAATCTCGAGGGCGACGAGAGCGGGAACATCGGGCCGGAGCCTGGCGTGACCTACGCCGTCGAGCTGCGCAAGGCGGACACGGGCGACCTGCTGGACCGCACGGAAGGCATTGCAGGGACCAGCTATTCGGTGCCGGCGGTGGCCGGCAACTTCCCGCTGCGCGTGCAGCTGTGGGCCATGCGGTCGGATCCAGACGCCCTGGCGCTGCGGAGTGCATTCGAGGTGACGCGCGCCCTGCCCAGCCTTGGATCTTCGTCGGTGATCTGGCGATTCTTGATCCCTGCCGGCGGGCATGTTGACGTCCAGCGGTTCTACACGACGACGGCGGGCATCTATCACCAAGTGCGGCGCTATTCCTCGCAGGGCGTGCTCGAGGACACGGCCTACGCATTCATGGTGAGCGGGGCCGCGCTGGACCCGTCGAACAGCCGCCTGGCCGTCGGCATCTACAGCCTGCCTGCGAGCCTGCAGCAGACCGCGTCGAAGGTCAGGGTGTACGACCTCACGGCGGCCGGGCTATCGACCAGCGTCGACATCACGCCCGACTTCCCGCCGCCATCTGGCACAGAGATCATCGGCGTCGCGGCGGCCGCCGGCAGCATCTATGCGGTGAACTACGACGGCACCCGCCTCATCCGGTACAACGCGGCAGGCGCGGAGCAGGCGCGCGTCGACGCGACGCTCTTCCGGCAGTTCGACTGCGATGGCACAGAGCTGATCTTCCCGGCCGCCAGCGGCTTTCAGAGCCGCAACCCGCTGACACTGGCCGCGATCTCGACCGTGAACTTCGCGCCAGGCGCGACCAGGACAGGGCAACTGCGTCTGGTAGGCGGAGAGGTCGTGTTCATCGGAAATCCTCAGTCTGGCGGCAACAGCACGCTGTACCGCTACAGCATGGCCGGCGCGCGCATTGCCAGCTACTCAGCAGTCCCGTTCTCTGGTAGCGGCGCGGGCTGCGATCTGCAGGCCTTCGGCCCCTACCTGTCGGCCGGCGACAGCGGCACGCCGGCAGTGTTCGACCGGCTGGGCGGTTGGGCCTCTGTGCCGACGGCAGGCGCCGCCGCGGCCATGGAGAGCGCGCAGCGGCACGATTTCACCACGCAGCACCTCGGCATTTCGGTGATGACGGCCGCCGCGTCTCTGGCCGCCGGCGCCGCGAGCGGCAATGTGGCCGGAGATCCGCTGTTCTCTTCTGTGGCGCTCCTGCTGCATCTGAACGGCGCCAATGGCTCGACATCGTTCCCCGACAGCGGGCCGCTGAACAGGACGGTCACTGGCAGCGGCGGCGCGCAGATCAGCACCGCGCAATCTCGCTTCGGCGGCGCCTCGGCGAGCTTCAACGGCAGCACGGGCCAGCTCGACACCAACCTCGCGGGCACAGCGTTCGGCACAAGCGACTTCTGTGTGGAATGCTGGATCTGGCCAGACAGCGCGGGAATAGGAGACTTCCGTAACATCTTGGGCAACGGCGCCGGATTGGGCCAGTTCACGTTTCACCTTAATTCGAACTCGCCTCCGCAACTCAGGGTATACCTTAGTGGCGGCGTCACTCAGTTGAACGGCGGCACGGTGAGCGCGAACTCATGGTCTCACGTGGCGTTCACCAGACATGGGAACACGTTCAGTATGTTCCTCAACGGTACGCTCGTCGCTGCACACACACAATCAGGAGTCAACTTGAACGCGGCGGATGCCGTTGGGGTCGCTGGTCCGTACGGGGGTCTGCCGCGGTGGATAGGCTACATCGACGAAGTGAGGGTGACGATCGGCGCGGCCAGGTACACGAGCACCTTCGCCGCCCCGACAGCGCCATTCCCTGACTTCTGATCGTGCGCCAATCCTGCGCCACTCGGCACGGGCGAA